AGTAAATTTACTGCACATAAAAGATTTACTTCTTAGTAGAAGTGTTTCATTTTCTATAGGCATTAATTTTTTACGAGGAAGAAGTGTTGGTATTTCGCAAATTTTATGTCCTGTAATTGTTAGTTCTTTATAGACACTAAACTTTTTTTCTCCAGTTTTTTCATCACTCCATTGGCTTTTGCCTTCTTTAACTCCACATGAAAATCCAAGAGACATTGCTAATGTATAAGCATCTTCAATTATTCTATAATTAGCAGGACCTTGGCAAATACGAATTTCGTGACCTTCAGCACGTACAGAACCATCTGTATCTACCAATCCAGCTAAAACTCTTAATCTAGTTTCTCTGTCATTTGTAAGATATTCATTCGGTATATGTTTATTTTTTAAAAGTTCATATTTGCGAAGATATTTCTTTAGAGGCGCTTCCTCTACTCTGTTACATAAGCCATGTGATACAGCTTCTTTATTTTTCTTAGAAACAACTGAGAATTTATATCTTTCACCTTTTGTAATGACGGCTCCATTTTCTTCGGCCCATTTTTCCCAATAAGCCAAAGTCTCTAAATCAGTTTTATAATTCAATGCAAAACCTGTTCCGTCACTAAGACCATCACCTAACCACATGCCAAGTAAATATGGATCCATTTCCACCTCTTTTTTTGTCCAGTTAATACCTTCTGTTTTGAAGATAACAAGATTTTCTTTAGTTCTTTTATTCAATGTTAAATATTTCTCAATAGTCACATCTAACGTATCATCATCGTTAAAACTATAAACAAAATCTTCTGCTTCCTTCAAAGAGTTAAAATATTTTTCTTGGAACTTTAATTCGTCGCGATTCAAGAACTCTACAATATGCGTGTATTTTCTGTCTTTTCTATTTGAAACACGAATAGATTTGTGACCGCGTATTTTAAGAGTCAATATGTGATTATCTGTTACTCGGTGTTTCATGAAATTGTTTTTATTTGGAATAACATCATACATATTCTTGAATCCAGAACAAGTAGTGCGAACTTCTGTTTTATTTCCAAGATCATCAACAAGAATATCTCCAATTATTATGTCTCCCGCACGTTTAACAGAACAGTCCCACATCAAAATCTGGGTTTCTGGATCAAAACACTCCGCTGGGCATAAGAAACCCCAAGACGTATTATGCAGCTTACGAGGAGGAATCAATTTACCACTTTTATCCGTTGGTGTGGAAACTCTTCTGGCGTGGCTCAAACTAGAGACATAATTCAATCTGTTCAACACTTGTGCAACACCAACCTTGTTGGAATTAGTATGTTTAATACCAAAATCACCAGTTGAAAGGGCACGTTTTAATCCGTTTTCAATTGTGGTAGATTTAATAATTTTATAGACATTAGTCATATTAATAATGTTTTCATAATCATCTGTTGATTTCCAAGAACCATTATTAATTTCTCTAATCACCTGCTTTTCCATATCCTTAACCAATTTATTAAAATAGTTTCTATAAAGATTATTGAGCAGGGTTCCAGTCAAATCAACACGTTTGTTTAAATATGAATCTCTGTCATCTTGTTTTACAATTTCAAAGGATGCCATCAACAATCGCCTACACATATAACCAAGGAAATATATTTTCTGCTCCATGTTATGACAATGTGGGAATAAATCATTATTCAATATTTCCATTGTAAATTCATGCTTTTTCTTTGCACCTGTTTCTTTATCCATATTAATCGGAGTATACATTACAAAACTAGTAATATGTTTAATGCACTCTTCGGTAGTGATATGCTTATTAGCTTCAATAATAGAAGCTTGCAAAGCATCAAGCATAGATTTATTTTTTTCATTTGAGATATCTAATAAAATTTTTTCACAGATTTCCTTATCAGAAACAAGACCAAGAGCTCTGAAAACAATAAATAATGGAATCGGTTGTTTAACGCGAGGTAGCTCAACACAAATGGCGTTTCCAAAACCATTGTTTTTAGAAGAAATCATCATGTTAATTTGCTTAGGAGAGATGCATTTGAAATCAGGAACCGATTTTATTTCTGCTTTCCAGGTATATTTAGTATCGTTTTTTGAAATATTAAAACAATATACACGATTTTCTGCTGCGCGTTCTTGTCCTAATACCGTTTTCTCAGATCCATTGATGATAAAATAACCGCCAGCATCAAATTTGCATTCTCCAGTTTGAGTATTTTCAAAATGCTTGTATTGGTTTAATACACAAATATTTGATTTTAACATAATAGGCAACTTACCGATATGAATTTTTGGTATGGTTTTATAAAAGGTTTGTGTATTATCCAGATTAGGACCACTACGAACAATATATTTTATGTTAATATCAATTGTTGTGGCAGAAGCATATGTAAAGTTTCTCAAACGTGCTTCTTGAGGAAACATCAGTTTAATAGCTCCATTATTCTCATGAATTTGCGGTCTATAAATATGAAAGTTTTCAAATGTAATGAAAATTTCTAGGGAGTATTTTTTAGATACTGGGTCCAAATCTTGCTCCGATGCAATATGAACAGGATTGAACATTTCTATCGTTTTAATAATTTGGTATCCAACAAAATTATTATACGATTCTAATTGATGTCTTACGAATCTTTCCAAATGTTGCCCTCGGAAATAAGACTCTATAATATTCCAAGGGGTTTCAATATAAGGCTCATTTTCAATATCAAACATCTCTTTCATTTCTTTCATTTCTTTCGTAGAACTCATTTTTGCGATTGTATTTGATATCATTATTTCGGTTATTTTATATTTCAATTTATTTTTAAATTGTTTTAATAATATATATTCAGCATCATGTATATATTATAAGCATCAATAGATATATTTATTCTCATTTTAAAATACTTATTTTGTAAATAAACTCATTTATATTATTAATATATACATAAATAATATAAATGAAAAATATTACTATACTATAATGCTAAAAAAAATAAATAGAAGAAAACAAATTGATCCAAAACGTATATCTAATTACAATAAGTTTTTAACAACATTGGATAAAAAACCTCATTTAAATCTAAATCAAAGTCCTAATCCAATTTCTAGCGAGATTTTATCTGAAAAATATGATCACTTAAAAACAGAGAATGATATAAAAAACGAAATAGATAAAATTATTTATCGCATTGATAATATGTTTAAAATTAATAATTACAACTCAACTAATTTTACTGGACATATACCATCAGATATAAAAATTACTAATTATGACGACCCAAACTATTATAGAGAAATTATGAATATAAACCATAAGCATTACAATAGATTATATAATAATAATTATATAAAAAATACGCAAATGGAATCACATATTAAAAAAGATGAAGAAGTTTCAATTCCTCAACCTCAACCCGCAGAGGCAGAGATTAAAGAAACTATAAATATTAATGTAGAAATTAATAATATTTCGGATATTTTAAAACTAATTGAAAAATACAATATAGAACCTAGTATAAAATATAATATTAATATGCAATCAATGCACGATATTAAAGAACCATTAGAAGAGTTGAATAACATGATTGGAATGAAAGACCTAAAAATTAATATTGTAGACCAAATACTCTATTTTGTTCAAGAATTACATAAAAGTAATTTGTCTAATGGAGATTTTATGCATACAGTAATTTATGGTCCACCTGGAACAGGTAAAACAGAAATAGCAAAAATTATGGGCAAAATATATAGTAAAATTGGCGTTTTAACAAAGGGAACATTTAAAAAGGTAACAAGAAGTGATTTAATAGCTGGATATTTAGGACAAACCGCGTTAAAAACCCGCGATGTTATTAAAGAAGCCATTGGAGGGGTTCTTTTTATAGATGAAGCCTATGCATTAGGAAACCCAGAAAAAAGAGATAGCTTTTCTAAAGAATGCATAGATACATTGTGTGAAGCATTAAGCGATAACAAGGAAAATTTAATGGTAATTATTGCAGGTTACGAAAATGAATTAAAAGATTGCTTTTTTAATTATAATCAAGGATTAGACTCTAGATTTACATGGCGTTTTAAAACAGATGATTATAGTGGAGAAGATTTATATAATATATTTTTAAAGAAAGTCAATGATATTGGATGGGAAATGGCTGAAAAATCAAATATAAATGCAGAATGGTTTAAAAAAAATAAGGATTACTTGAAATTTTATGGTAGAGATATAGAAACAATTCTAGCAAAAACAAAAATTGCTCATAGTAAAAGGGTATTTTGCAAGCCTGAAAATGAAAAAAGAAAAATAATTTTAAAAGATTTAGATAAAGGTTTTGAAAATTATTTAAGAAATAGCGATGTTAAAAACAGAAGAGATGAACTAGAAATGAAAAGATATTTATATAATACATTATATACGTAATAATAAATGATTGATAATTAAACTAGTAGTTATATTCCAGTAATTTTTATTTGATATTATAATAAATGTCAAATAAAACTATTTCAATAAATCCAAATTTATTTACTTCTGGAGGATCTAAAACCAAAAAAAATAGAGATAAAAACCAAAAATCCAACATAATACCGCTTATATCACCCAATGTTTTAAAAAATAAATTATTAAAAAGAATAAAAGAACATAAAGAGCGCGAAACAGAAAATTTAGTAAATAATAAAAAAAAATTAAGTGATAAAGAAACAAATACATTAGGAAATGATTATAAAAAAGACGAAACCAAAGTATATTCTGATGAATTTAGTGATTCTATAAATTATTTACAAACTTTATCTAAACAAAAAAAAATAAATGACGAAAAAACGAATTACGAAAAACAAAAACAAAAACGCAGAGAAGAGTTAGACCGAAATACAGTAAAAAATTATAGTTCTTTGTCACAAGAATCACATCCATATGTAAATTTAGACTTGCCCGAAGAGCTAAAAATTAGTATAAATACAGAACAATTCACAACCCCACTTCAAATGAAACAACACAATGAAGATGTTCCATATGGAGTATTAAAAGGTGGGTTAAAACCCACATATAGAGATTGGTCTAGAACATATCGCAATAATATAGTTACAAATCCGAATTCTGCTTTAGTAATTGAAGATTCAACTATTAATAAAGAAAAAAGTAAAAGAGAAACGCATTTAGAAAACTTGCGTAATAAATTAAAACTTAAACAATTAGAAGAGTCAAGGATAAAAAATGAAGATATAATGATGACACAAAATTTAATTCAAAAGCCAATTTTAGATTTATCAAACGATGCACCTTTAGCAGATAAAGAACAGCCTCTAGAACTACAAATAGGCACATCTTTAGCAGAACCTATCAGAACAAATAATCCCAATTCTTTAAATTTAGTAGGAAGTAGCAATAGAATAATCGCTACTAAAAAAATTACTAAAAAAACAATTAAAAGAAAATATACCTTGGGTAAATCTAAAATTAAAAAAACAGTTGGCGTATTAGTTAAAGATAGAGGAACACGTAAAAAAATATTAAATGCACAAAAAGATTTGAAAAAAAAATCAATTAATGATATTAAAACATATTTAAGAGACCATAATCTTATTAAAGTTGGTAGTGGAGCGCCAAATGATATTTTAAGAAAATTATATGAATCAGCTATGTTAGCAGGCGAAATTACAAATAGTAATACAGATACTTTACTACATAATTTTTCAAAAGAAGATAAAGAATTATAATATTATGTTAGTTTAATATGGAAACTACAAAAAATCAATTAACGCCGGATCAAAAGGATTTTTTTGATAAATTAAAAAATTATATAAATAAACCTATTTATTTTTATGGAAGTATTCAACGAAATGACTATTTTCCAGGAAAAAGTGATTTTGATGTAGATGTTTTTACCGATAATGAAAACTCTACTATTTATCATCTATGCAATTTTTTAAATTTACAAAAATCTGATTTTAAAAAATCTGTATACAAAGTACATAATGATGTTGTATATGGTTACAAGATAAAGTATAAAGATGAAGCAAAACAATTTAAAATGGAAATGGGATTATACAATCAAAAATTTAAAGAAATTGTTATGAAGGATCATTTAAAAGATTTTGAACTACCTTTATATATATCAGTTGTTTTAATCATTCTTAAATTTTTATTTTATAAATTAGAATTCATTTCAAAAGAAACATATAAAAGATTGAAACGCCTTTTAATGAATGATCATGATGAATTGAAGTTTATAGTATTAGATGTAAAATAATATATTTAAAGATATTGTAATATATTATTGTATGGCGCTCATTAAAGAATATTTTGATTTAACAAAGCGTTATCAAGATGAATATGGTGTGAATACTATATTATTAATGCAAGTTGGATCTTTTTTTGAAGTTTATGGAATATATAATAATAAAACCGAAACTATAACTGGGAGTAGGATTATAGATTTCTCTCAAATTTGTGAATTAAATATTGTTGAAAAAAATACATGCGTTGGAAATGATAACGTAATGATGGCTGGTTTTAAAGATATGCAAATTGAAAAATATATAAAAAAAATACAGGACGCAGGTTTTACTGCAGTAGTTTATACTCAAGATGAAGCAGCTAAAAATACAACACGAAGTTTAGGTGGTATTTTCTCTCCAGGAACCTATTTTCATACTGAAACCAAAAGTCTTTCCAATTCTATCACTTGTATTTGGATTGATTTAGTAGAGAACAAATTATTCATGAAAGGAAAATTTGTTGTAGTTGGAATAGCAAATATTGATATTTATACTGGAAAAACAAATATATTCCAATTCAAGGAAACATATATTAATAATCCTACTACCTATGACGAATTAGAACGATTTATATCTATTTTTAATCCAAGCGAAACTATTCTAATATCCAACTTACAACATGAAAATGAATTAGACAATGTAATTAGTTATGCTAGTATAAACAGTAGTCTGATACATAAAATACATATAAAAAATGATACCAACGAAACAAATAAAGAAACCACTGTAAAAATGACAAGAGTAAAAAATTGTGAAAAACAACCTTATCAACGTGAAATTCTCTCTAAATTTTATAAATTTGATAATTATGATGTATTCATACAAAATTTTTATGAAAATAACATTGCAACACAAGCGTTTTGTTATTTACTTGATTTCGTTTACCAACATAATCCTCATCTCGTTAACAAAATTTCTGAACCAGAATTTGAGAATTGTTCTCATCGTTTATCGTTGGCAAATCACTCTCTCAAGCAACTAAATATAATTGATGATGGAAATGTCAAGTCTAGTAAATACTCATGTGTTTCTCAGATGCTAAATGACTGTCAAACTCCTATGGGAAAACGTAAGTTTTTATATAATATGTTAAATCCAATTTGTGATGAAACCCACTTACAGAGAGAATATGATATTACTGAATATTTTCTCTGTAAATACGCAGATTATAGCAATTTTTTAAATATAAATCTTTCCACTATAAAGGATATTTCAAAGTGGGAGAGAAAAATATTTTTGAAAAAAATATCGCCAAAGGACTTTTACAATCTATATAATAATATTTTAACCATTAAAAAGATATATGAGTTTCTAGAAAAAGATGATGCAATTAGAGAATATCTGCAAAAATTTGAACCTTGTATTTTGAATATCGGTGAGTTTTGCGATGAAATTTCTCAATTCATTAGCAACAATTTAAATTTATCATTGGTAAGAGGTTTGGATCAATTGCAAAATTTTGAAATTAATTTTATTAATTCAGGCATTGATGATGAGTTAGATAAGAAAACTCATACTTTAAGTGTCTCTGAATTAAAATTAAATGCTATATCGGAATATTTAAGTAAAATGATTGAAAATAAGGAAAAGAAAGGTGGAAAGAATACAGATTTTGTTAAGATCCATGAAACAGAAAAAAACAATTATAGTTTGGTTTCAACAAGTAGAAGATGTAAATTGTTACAAGATGCGCTTCCAAATGATAATATAATTGTTAAATTAAACTACGACCAAACTACAAATAACTTCTTTGAATTCAATGTTTCAAAAAAACAATTTGAATATGAAAAACAAAGTTCCTCTAATAATTGTATTGTAGATGAACAAATAAACGGTCTTTGTAAGAATATTTCCAGTATTAAGATTTCAATGAAAGACTTGATTGTTCTTGTTTATAATAAATTTGTTGTCAAATTTGAATCATTTCAACAAAAATTAGAAAGTATTATTAATTTTACAACTCTTGTTGATATTTTATACACAAAAGCATCGCTTGCAAAAAAATATAATTATTGCAAACCTACTATAGTTAAATCTGATAAATCATTTGTTGAAGCCAAAGGATTGCGCCATTGTTTAATAGAACGTTTTCAATCAAACGAATTATATGTGACAAACGATATTAGTTTGGGTATAAACAATACAGATGGCGTTTTGTTATATGGAACTAATGCGGTTGGAAAAACTACAATTATAAGAGCATTAGGTATTTCTGTTATCATGGCACAAGCCGGATTATATGTTCCTTGTTCTACGTTTAATTATATGCCATACAAATATATTTTTACACGTATAATAGGTAACGATAACATATTTAAAGGTCTTTCTACCTTTGCGGTTGAAATGTCAGAGCTTCGTATTATTTTGCGCCTTGCAGATGAAAATAGTTTGATATTAGGAGATGAGTTATGCTCTGGAACGGAAACACAGAGTGCCATTAGTATATTTGTTGCTGGTATTCAGAAACTATATGCGTCTAAAAGTAGCTTTATTTTTGCAACACATTTGCACGAAATTGTGGATTACATTGAAATTACTACTTTGACAAGTGTTAAATTAAAACATATGTCGGTCATTTATGATAAAGAACGAGAATGCTTAGTTTATGACCGAAAACTAAAAGATGGACCCGGAAATAGTATGTATGGTCTGGAAGTGTGCAAATCGCTAAGCTTGCCGCAAGAATTTTTAGATGCGGCATATGAAATCAGAAATAAATATCATCCTGAAGGCTCAAGTATTCTTTCTCTCAAGACATCCCATTATAATTCTAAAAAAATTGTTGGAATATGTGAAAATTGTGGCATTCATCCAGGTAAAGAGGTACATCATTTGCAATACCAACAAGATGCAAACACAGATGGAATTATTTATAATTCTGACGGTGTATTCTTCCATAAAAATAATTTAGCAAATTTAATGACATTATGTGAGTCGTGTCACGATCAAATACATAAAAAGGGTTCCAAGCTTAAAAGGGTTAAAACTACAAAAGGAGTAAAATTATTTAATGTTTAAATTTAAATCTTTATATATATAAATGCTAATGAATAATGATAAGTTAATTTTACCGAAGGGAATAAGCACTATATCTACTGGAGGTAAAAGACGAAGATACAAGTCTAGAAAATATAGAAGTAGAAGAAATAAAAAATCTAATAAAAATCGCTCTAGACGTCATCATTAAATTATAAAATTTTATTGTTGAATTTATAATTTAATATCTACGATAAGACTTTCTTCCACCGCGTTTTTTATGGCGTCTTCTCTTTGTGACACCTTTAGCCAATGTTTTTGCACCTTTAACGCCTAAATCAAAACCGGTTGCCAATGTTCCATAGACCGCTGAAGCACCCTTTTCTACGACAGGCGCGGATTTTACAGCTACATATTTAGCAGTTGTACCAACTGTTTTTAACCCTTTATCAACTACAGGAAGCGCCTTTTCACTTGTTGAACGAATTGACTTTAAAATAGAACTGCGATGTGAACGTGATTTTGCCATTATAAATTATGTCTATAAAATATTTACTTTATAATTATATATAAATTATATAAATTATATATAAAAAGAAAAATGGAAAAAATAGATTTAAAATACATTCTAAAGAATTTTATTATTGGGTTTTTGTTTCTCTCTTTGCTTATATTTATAAACTCAATTAGATTAGACTTATCTGGTATGGAGGGCTTTTCAGATAATTCTATTATCATGAACAAAAGTGACGCATTTTGCGAAAGTTATCGCGGTTCTAGTGGTTCTTTAGATGATGCTTGCGGCAAACTTACTCAAACAAATTGCGGATCTACTTCGTGTTGTGTTTGGACAAGCGACAAAAAATGTGTAGCTGGAGGCAAAGGAGGTCCCACCTTTAATTCGGATACCAAGGGCAAAACCAAGCAGCTAGATTATTATTATTTCCAAAATAAATGTTATGGTGAAAAATGCCCTTAACAACTTGCAAAAAAGATTTTAACAAATAGATACATTTTACAACGACAGTTTCGTAACACTAATTTGCGAATCTTTTGCCAGCTCTTCTACAATTGGATTATTATTATAATCATCTAAATAAATGACTTCTTTTATACCACATGCTGCAATGGATTTGAAACAATTTAGACAAGGATAATGCGTGACATAGATTTTTGCTCCTTCTAAACTAGTCCCGCGTTTGGCACAATCAGAGAGAGCATTGACCTCACTATGAATGATGGATTGTTCATGGTTATCTTGAATACGACTTATATGTGGCGCACCAGGAATATAGCCGTTATAACCCATTGATATCAATCGGTTATTTTTTACAATGACACTACCTACATTTAGCCGATGACACGGACTTCGCTGTGATGCAAGGAGTGCGATGGACATAAAATATTCGTCCCAGTCAAGACGACATGATTTTACTTCGTTTGTTTTAAAGTTTTGAATGGACTTTAGCATTTAAATATAATATGTAAATTTATTTTTAATATATTAATTTAAAAAGTTACTTTTAATTTGGTTTTATTTCTAAAACAATTAAACCTACACCACCATTTCCGCCATTGCCAAATCCGCCATTAAAATTACCAC